CTCTGGGTCGCATATTTGCTCATCGAGGTCTAGGGTTGCGTCTGTTGCAAGACCCTTTACTCTGATGTAGCCATCTTCGCCACGCTTTGCAGTTAGTCCGCCGAAGTAGGCGTAGGTAATGTCTTGGGCCATTGGATTATTCTCCTGTTGAAATTGTTGGTTCGGGTACTGTGCATTGACAATTTGGGTGAGCCGGTGGGTAGGCATCTCCGATTGTGTGTTCGCCTTCTTGTGATAAACAAATATCACAGGCTCCTTCATACGTCACCCAAGTCCAAGTGGTTAGACCTGCGGCTTGGTATGAGTCAATAACGGCTGCGTTGTACGCTCGGTTTGTTTCGGTAACAGCAATCATGTCTGCGCGAGCAGGGTCGTTGATAAGACTGTTAATTGAAGCGCTTATTTCTGTTTGTGAAGCATTTGAAGCCATACCGTTAGTAATAGCATCAACAATTCTGCTTAATGTAGTTCCTTGAATTGCTTGCGCGTCAGCGTCAGCCTGATCAAGAATACTTTGCAGTTTTTGTCCTACTTGAATAGGGGGAAGATTTAAGGCATTAGCAGCAGTTGTTAATCCAAATGTTGCTGCTTCGGATTGCATTGCTCCAATAGTATTAGCAAGTTCGCTAGATGAAATTGTTACGTTGTGTTGTATTGCCTGTTGAGCAATTATTCTAAGAGCGGAAATGTCAGCACCCATTTTAGGCATTGACTCAAGTGCTTGTTTAATAGCCTTGTCAACGCCAACAACGCCAGCTGCAAGTGCGGCTAAAATTAAATTACGATACTTATTTTCAATTTGTGACTTCCCTTGTTTTCCGGGAAGGTCATTTACTGAGCCTCTTTTAGTAAGTGAACCTTTTGGGGTATCAGTTATCTCACTGTTCACGATGTTAGAAGCCCATTCGTAGATGTTCTCAGGCATTGGTGTAGCGCCCTTGACAATGAAGTACGCCTGTTCGTTAAGGTTGTCAGCGAGTTCTGCGTCGAATACGGTGAAGTCAAACGCTCTCCAGTTGCCGCGCTTGTGGCGTGACTTGACAAAGCGACCAAAGTCCTTTAGCTCTTCGGTCATTGCTGACTTCTGATCCGCAGGTGCGCCAACGGCAGGAATGTCCTTGCCTACGCCAGCCTTCGGCGCTTGGCTTTCACCGACACTGCCTTGTGATGTATTTTGATTGACTTGGCCTTGTGTGCTTTGGCTTTCGTTGCCTTGCGCTTGGTCATTCTGTCCTACCGTTTCGCCTGATGTGTCAATTGTCAACATTCCCTTGAGGAACTGGATTGCGTTACCAGCGACAATGAATGGTTCATCGGCTTCTGGCATGTCGTAAAGGTTTTGTCCAAGTTCGCCCTGTACGTCGTTGAGTGTCTTCTGACCTGAGAATAGAGCGGTCTGTAGTGCCTTAGAGCGATCCATTTCTTCGCGAGCGCCCTTGCGGTCATTAAGAACAAAGGTCACGTTCTTGTCTGCACCGAGGTAGCGACGTGAAAGAGAGTTGATTACTGAGACAACGTAATCTTCCATTGGCTTAGTAGAGACTGACTCTACGTTCTCTGCTTCGCCTTCTTGTGCGCCCTTGCCACCACCGAGTCCGGCACGAGCCACGACTCCGAGAGCTGCTGGGGATACACCGAAGATAGATGCAACGCGCTTAATGATGTATTCGTCGTAGTCTGACTTAAAGCGGTCAGCCATCTCTGGCATTGCAACAGGATCAAACCCGTCTGGCAATACCTTGATGCGGTGACGCTCTGCTGTGTTGCCTGTTAGGCGACCATTGAGAATACGCTCAAACTCTGCCAGCTTGTGAATGTCCAACTCCTGAGAGTTAGTCTTCATAAACGTCATTGGCATTGAGCCGTTCTGGTATTCAGAGTTCATCCATACTTGGCGGTTCAAGTACAGCGAAGCGGCTGGTATTGCCTCTTCTACTGGCGAGTAGCCGTATGGCGACCATGTGCGACGGTTCTTAACAAAGACTGAGAGTTGGTCGGTGAGGAACTCTTTGTCTCGACCTGAGCCTGAGTAGAACTCGCCGTCTGCGTCTGGTGAAGCAATGAATTCTCCGCGAGGGAAGCCCCATAAGACTTGCTGGTAAGCAGGCTGTGGTGGGTGAGGGATGTCGCCTCGGTTGTCAAGAAGAATCTTAATTGTCGGTGCGTCAATAACGTCAAAGCCAATTACGTTGCCCTTGAAGTTGTAGCGAGGGTAGACACACCACTGGTCGTAGGTAAAGACCTGCCATAGTGATTCAGTTAGCCACTCAGAGAACGTGCGGTCAGAAGCAACGTATGGGTTCTCCCAGAAGTCACGAAGGCGGTTAATCTCAGCGCCGTACGTTTCACGACCAATAAGAGCTGCCTTTGCGTGTGAGCAGTTCTGCTCTTGCATGATTGTAGAAATGGCTTGGTCTGAAAGTGTCCAAGCGCCTTCTTGCTTAATGATGTCACCCACGCGGATCTCAATGGCGCGGTGAATGATGTCGCACTGTTCAGCGAGTGAGTTAAGAACTTGAAACGGAACCTCGGTCTGTGTGAGGTTAAGGTTTATTGCAGTCTGGTATTCGTATTTACGAGGTAGAGCGCGACCTGAGTCGTCAAGGACAACGTCAATCGGTGCTGGGAGAAGTGGTGAAGCTGGGCCGAGCATGGCTCCGAAACCACCGCCACCTTCAACAAATCCAGGTCGAGGCATTGGAATTGCCTGTCCAATGGTCGTTACGATTCCCTGACCTGCGGTTGACATTTCGTTAGCAGCGTAGGCAGAGTTGTATCCGCCAGCATTTCCCAGTGGGGAATTAGCCATCCCTGCCTTTTGCATTTCAGCAACAATTTCCGCAGCAAGCGTAGTCTTGTTCTTTCGCTGGAATAGAGCCATTTATTGTCCTCGGTGAGATGGGTTGATGCCGGAAGTGTACAACTGCGCTACTGGTTCTCTTAATAGAACTCCGCAACCTTTACAGTTAAATGCTTCTACGTCATTTGGAATACCGCAAGCCGTACAAGACGGTGCTAGTTGTGCAAAGAACCTGTCGGCTGATGCGCCGGTAGCAAGTCCAAGTTCAGCCAACCCATGCACTAAGGCATCGAGTCGGTCTGGTGAGTAACCGGAGTCAGGAACCCAGCCGGTCATTTGGTCTTCAAGTAAGTCAAATGCGCCAATGTGAGATACGCGGCCTTGCTCATAGAGCGCAGCTATCGGTTCAGCACGAAGGCGTTTGCCGACCTTAGCCACAATGCCCTTGAATGGGATTGTCGCCTCAACGGATCGGATTGTAAGTTCAACCATGTCACCGCCCTGGTTCTTTTCAGCAACCACGCGGTCAGCGTTGAACTCATGGTAGGCGGCAATTGCTCGGTGCGCCCAGCCAGAAGGTGTGTCACGACAACTACGGTCTGCAAGGACATAGCCTCTACCGTCAGTTCCCTTAGCCACTACAACTATTCCTGTTTCGTCAGCGTTTTCACCAGAGGTTGTCGCAGGGTCAATAGCGACCACAATGCGCACAAAGTCAGGTGCTTCTTTAATACGAGCTGACTCAATCATTTCGAGACTCCATAGAGCCCCTGGTGTGTCCGATAAGACTTCACCATAAAGTTCCTGTCTTCCGATACGAGTTCCCTCATAACGGTTTCGCAGTTCAGCGAGCGCAGCCTCAGACAGGTTAGCTGCATTATCAAAAGTACTACCTCTTGTGATGACTATTGAACCGTCTGTGCGGCTTATGAACTCTTTAATAAGTTTCGTCGGGCGAGGTGTAGTCGTGATAACGACTTGTGGATTTCCAATTCGGAGCGCCGGTGCAAGACCAGCAGTCCATGTTTCTTCGTATCTCCAAGCTGCAAACTCGTCGAGCCAAGCGCCTGAGAGGTTTAATCCTCGGGCTCGGTCTGGTTCGTCAGCAGAAATCATGTGAATCTTTGATCCGTTGGACAGGGTTATCTGACCATTGGAGCGGTTGTAGAACGAAAGTTGTCCTGGTAACAGGCTTTTGATTATTCCTGATGGGCCTTCAACGCAGGTACGTCGAACGTCAGTGAAAGTAGGAGCAACTACTGCCCATTCGGTTCCTGAGTGATTAAGTGCTTGCTCGCATAGCCAGCCAGCGCCGGTAAAGGTTTTTCCCCAGCCACGACCAGAGATAACTAACCAGATGCGCCAATCGCCTTCTGGTGGAAGTTGATTGGGTCTAGCGCTCTGACGATACCTAGACTCGCCTAGTTGTGACTTAGCCTTCTCAGCATCAGCCTCAAGTTTGCGCAGCTCCAATGCTTCGAGGCGTTTCAGTTCCAACAACTTCAGCGTCGATAATGTTTGCATCTTCCCCTAGCGTTTCCTCAAGGCGACGTATCTCGCTCTGAATGTAGTCAAGGGTAATGACCTCGTGTTTGATTGGTGCGTCAAGACCCCTTAGTTTTGCAGCGCGTTCTTGTATTGCTAGTACTCGGTCAATGGCGAATAGTGCGCCCTTGTCGCCTGACAGTGCCTTCTCCATAGCGACTTCCATCAGCATATCGAGGCGTTGGCCTTCTATTCTGCGGTACTCATCTACGGCTTCTGCTGGTATTGCAGCAAGCGCACGTTGGCAACGGTTGTAGGCAGTTGCCTTTGTTGTGCCAATAGAGTCGGCAATTCGTTGGTAAGACCAGCCTAGTGACCTAAGCTTTAATGCCTCGGTGTCAAGTAGTGCCTGATCCTCTGTGCGAATAAACCCACTTGATGAAGTTTGCGTCACGTTTAGACATCCTGTCGTCTATTGGGTGTGTCTATCTTGTGGACAAGAAACGCCAATAGTAACATACAATACTACCACATTTGGTTACACCTATGTAATTACTAGCGTGTAGTTATGGTTACAAACCTATGACCAGAAACGGTGAGCGCACGTTGGTCGTGTGCATGGCCGAGGCTTCGAGTGCCTGGTACAGACTGC